TTTTCTGCCCGGGAACATCTGGGCTATTGCTAGACCCGTGTCTCCGTTCATCGAAAGAGTCCTTTCAGTATCCGGCAGGAAGTAACCGCTTTCTCCGCTTATTATTTTGTGCGCGGCAAGATATACGTCGTCCATCAGGTGCGGATCGACTGACATGCCCATGTGCACGTTGTCCTCAAGTCCGGACAATATGCCTTTAGTGTAGGCGCCGGACTGACGGCTTGGAACTATGCCAAAGTCACCTTCCATCTGGCTCATGGTGAATATACCTCGAGCTTGCGCATCTCCCTTAAATATTTCTTCGTGTCCAACGTTAAGCCTATGCTTCCTCTCTCTAGTAGCCGACTCAATGAAGGCGCCACCAAGTGTTGGCTCAACATGCATAGCCATAAGTATGGAGGCTAGGTTTTCAGTTGTAGTTCCGGCGGGAAGAATGAATGACGTGTACGAGCTTGGCCCATTTATGTCATTCATGGTGGCAGCGTGGAAAGCCCTGCGCTCAATTGGGATACGCGTGTCCAATAGGAAGGCCTTAAATTGATCCCTTTCCATCGACCCTAGCATGTGCCCCGGTATTCCTTCTAGTATCGGCTGCATCGGATCTATTTTCCCGCGAGTGTGGTGCATGCCTCGACTGTCGCGCACGGCGCTGTCGATTATAGCCTGCATCATCATCGGGTCCTTTTGCGAGAAAGCGGAAGCAAGCGGGTGCTTCATCATGCCAAGGAAGTCAGAGGTCGTAGCCTGAGACTGCATATTGCCCGGTATCAGCAGCCCTGAGTTAGGGTCATATCCAACGCCCTCGGAAAGGCTGAATCCATAACCAGCCCTTACAGCACCCCTGACCTGATAGTCTTGCTTGTAGCCAAGATGGTCGCCGGTGAGGTTGATCATGATGCGCCCATCAGGAAGGCGCTTCCATGCGTAGCCCTTCTTGGGAGCAAACTCTCCAGCCCTGTGGGGGTCTGATATGTAGCCAGTTCCGTAATTAGAGCCAGAAGGGGGCTGAGTGAATCCCCTAAGCCTAGCCGCCTCCATGGTGAGCATGGTAGGCTGTTTCCTTTTATCGTTTCCGTATGTTTGGAAGGTGGTCTTGCTGATAGACCTCATTCCCCTGCCGTGGAATTGAGCAGAGGCTTCCTGTACGCCCTCCGCAGAGCTAAAGCCGCCAATCTGTGACACACCTAGTCCGCCGTAAGAAAGCTGCTGGCCGGCTGGAGCTATCTCAATGGTCTTAGCTCCGTCCTTTTGGGCTCGTCCGATAATTGACTCCTGAACGAATCCGCGAATCACGCTAGCAGGGATCGCACTTCGTCCTTGGTTGCCAAACTGTATCTGTACGTTGCCAGACTCCATCACAGGCTCCCTCTCGATTAGATCAATAGGGTCCTCAGACATAAACATGGCTCCAACCGCTCCAAGGCCACCATCGTAAGGCTTGGCCGCAATAGGCTCATGACTTGTTCGCATGTATTTGCCCGGCTCCAAGTCGTCAGCGCCTACACCCTCGTAAGCTGCGTCATCGGCCCACCTTCTAGCTTCTCGAACATCCGGCTCTAATATCGAAGTATCCATCTTCATAGGCTCAATGCTGCTATGATCCGTGAGCCTAAAGACACCACGCATGCTTCCTCCGTGAAGGGAGGAGTCTATCACAAACCCCTTGGCGTCGATATCCTTATGCGGAAGTATATATTTACCAGTAGTCGCGTTTCGGGAAATTATTGGAGTAGCTCCATCAATTTCTGATAGACCTTTAAGGGCCTTGGCCATGACTTCTTGGTAAGCGCTAGCATCGATCCAGTTGTTAGTGGTAACCAATGCCTTCTTAAGGGAAAGGGGACTAAGCCTGTCCTTCGCCGCCGCCCAGTTGAGGTCATAATTATTCCTTCCCCCGAGAAGGGTGTTTGTGTCCGGGTTAATGCCAAGCACGTCATGTATGAATGCGTCCGCATCCATGCGGTCAATTACGTCCCTTTTAGCTATAGTACCGACGGCAGCTTCTATGGCGAGCAACTCGGCCTTGTTGAAATTTACGCCGGTCTTGCGAAGCGACCTGATGGTTCTCTGCGTTTCAGCTAGTCCTGTTAGTGTGGCGAACTGCTTTATAGCATCAATGCTCACGCTGTTAAGCATACTTCCCTGCGCCATCCGGGCCATGGATTGGAAGTCAAAATTGTCAGACTCGGTAGCCGCTCCGCCTATCACCTTAGCTAGAACTTCCATTGACATAGGTGAAGACATGTCGCCAAATGAGTTCATGAACGGCCTGCGCATGTGCGCTACGCTCATGACTGCCATCGCTGAACTCATCGAGGAGATTAAGGACAACTTTTGGGAGTCGCTTACCTCGGGCGCTTTTTCCGCAACGTGCCAATGGTACCTAGATTTGTCTGCCTTAAGCCACATCCTTAGCTTCTTTGAGAGGGCCGTGTTCCTTGGCAGGTGGGTTGCTTCTAGTAGCTGCGCTGCAGCAAGCAAAGGGATGGTGCCATCTAGCGTATGGGCTATGTTGCGGATAAATCCGTTCTTGTAATACTCCTTTTGGATTAACGTCGGGAGCGAGTCCTTGCTATCAAATGATCTGCTTACAACGTACCTTAGTAATCCGGGGTCGGCGACAACCTCTCTATCGACAGAGAAGCGAGTTCCAGCCTCGGCTGCAAAATCTCCAAGTATCCTAGCGATACGAGGTATGCGCATTTGCAGCATCTTTTGCTCATAGTCCGCGCTGGTGTAATCAAGGTTTACCACGCGCTCAGCTTCTTCTGCCTCCGCGTCGCGTATAAACTCAGCGAGCAAATTATGTCCAGTTGCGCTAGTCCTCGACACCACCCTAAGAGGCTCTGAGGCTACGGCCTTTTGCTTTTTACTGGCGGCTGTGCTTGTGAGCCCATTGAGAAGGCTAGCCGTGTGCGGCTCCATCGTAGAGCCGAGTGCCTCATACGCGGAGGTGACGACCAAGGCTCCCTCCCTAGTGTAGTGCCGTACCAAGGCCGCCTGAGACTGAGGCTTATAGCCTCCCGCGTCACGTCGGTCTGTGGCCGGGATAGAATCCCAGCTTCCTTGATCGATGCCCGTAACATTACCAAGGCCGATATTGTATGCCTGCTGATCGATGGTTTCTGCCATGCGCAAGAAGCCAAGAGCCTTGGCCGATTGCTCGCCTATGTTTGGCTCGGTCAGGATTCTTAGCGTATCAGGGTTGGCTAGCATTAGCTCCCGCATAGAAGCGCCCCTGATCCTGCTGCTGCCGGCCAAAATTTGGATGCGCTTATCAAGCCCTTCTTCTCCGTCCATGGAGCTGATGTACTTAAACAGGTCATTGGCCCTTATCATCAATGCGCGCTGCGCAAATTGGGCATGCCTAATGTAGGCTGGCACCTCGGAGTCATAATCTGCGTTGGGGATTTTTGACTCATACAAGGACGTGCTCAGGGAGGCTTCTGCTTTATTCATGCCGCCTTCCGCAGACCTTAAGCCTATCGCTATCTGTTCGTCTCCATTAGTAAGGTTGACTGTGTCTGGCACATCTGGGCCGGGCCCAAAGGTTATGCTCCTGTGCATATTCCTGAGAACCTTGTCGGGCTTGTAAGCAGTGTCGCTTAATGCCGGTACTGTCGGATGGACGCTGGTGCCAGCCATTACCGATTGTAGTCCATAGGCCCGTGCCGAGGCTGCGAAAGCTTCAGACGCTCCACCTACCAACCCATGCAAGACAGAGCCAGAGGAGCCTTCAGCCATGAAGGGTGATCCAATTCCTCTCCTAACTATGGTTTCATTGACTTTAACGCCGTCATAGAACGACCTCTTACCCTGACTCATCATTTGGAATTCGCGCGAGCTTAGCTCAATACGCTTTTGTCCATCTTCGCCGACGCGAGATACCACGACATCCTTAAGGCCGGCGGTCAGCGCTTCGGAATAGAATGCAGCCAACATCTCTTGGAACCTTTGAGTATGACTGGAGCCGGCGATAACTTCTCCAGTATCCCTGATAGATTTCTCCATCTTCTGCGCTAGCTTTTCAGCAAAGGGAGTAAGTTCTACGAGTAGACGCTCAAGCCTAGATGCAAACCTGTAATAGGCGCTTGCTTGGGTTATGAAGTCCGAACTATTTCCGCGCCTAGTTTGTCCCATTGCGTCCATGCTTGTTTCAACACGGATATTCATACGAGCTACATCATCCCTATCACTGTATCCGCCTCGATCAGTGTGCTCAGGGAACCTGTCAGCCAGCGCGTTAGCTATGCGCTTAGTTAGGTCTTTGCCGGCCTGACCTCCAACAAACCTCTGTATGTATTCATTGGCATTCCAGTTAAATTGTATGGTTTCCACGATCGCTTCCATCAGGAAGAACCTTCCGGCTCCAGCCTCAGTGGTGCTATCAACTTTAAGCAACGACCTGAGTGGCATCGCGCGATCAGAGTTACTATTTCCTCCGCTTAACGACTCATTAATGAACGCCCTCATGCACGGGGCGTAGTAGTTAGGAGCGTCCGGGTTCATCGCTGCCCTGTAAAGCTTCCTGAACTGCTCCGCGCTATCGACGCCTGACATCATGTCCCTCATGATGGCCGGTATGGTGTTACCCCTTCCGGATACATCTAGGAGCGGCACGTCATGTATCATGGCGATCATGTCGGCCAGCTCTCCTCGCGTAAACTTAACGCCCTTAAAGTTCTTTTCGATGTGGTCTAAGTGGGCCACGTTGATGTCCTCGTACGAAAGGCCGGCAGCCCTGAAGGTCTCGACGATCTTGTGGGACTCAACCACTTCCGGTATCTCAGCCTTGTAGATGGCGTTGAGCGCGCGGCTGCTCATTCCAATATGCTCCTCGATGACATGCTTGGCGCCCATCGCAGCAGCGATGTCCGAGATAGTCACAGTCTTACCTCCATCCCTGCTTATGCCGCCAAGAAAACCCATGTCCCCACTTTTGTACATCTGGGTTGGGATAAAGCTCTTATCCACAAGCAGCTTGCCGAACCTTATTACATCCTCTGAGTCAGTGTCCTTGGCATTTCCAAATAGATCACGCCTTTGCTCCTCGGTAAGATTTCTGCGCGCAGCGGATTCATCATGCTTAGCCCTGATGACTTGCTCCTGATTGGCCGCTAGGTTATTAACGTCTCCGCCGAATTGACCCAACAAGGGAGAGCCTGCAAGGAATCCAGTCTCGCTAATGTATACGGGGAGGCCGTCATCACCAATGTGCCAGCCCCTAGAGGTGTACATGAGCTTGCCTAGGTGCTTAAGCTCGGCGTTGGCCTTATGGACGTAGTGACCAAGCAGGCTTGCCCTAGCCAGCATTCGCATGCCGCCGGCGAATAGGTTGTTCGCGGACTCTCCAAACGGGCTGACGTTCATTTTCTCCGCGCCCACACTTCCCCCGATCATGTTCAGCTTTGGAGGGTTGCGGAATATGCTACTAGCACTCTGGCCAAGGTTTTCCCCATTGTTACTAGCAAGCCTAGCTACACGCTCGTAAGTATTCTCGGCCACCCCGCGAGGGGAAGCTGCCAGCTCAGACTCAGACATCCTAGACCTGTCTGCGGTCACGTTAGACATTATCTCGTCCGGGTCAGTGCCGTAGTACACGCCCTCAAGAAGCTTCATGAAGGTGTTGGCGGCCTTGAATCCCCACGGGGCTTTTATGGCGTCTGCCTCGTCGATTATAGAAGCAACTGTGAGTGTAGCTCCAAGGCTTACCTCGGATGACATCCTAATCAGGGTTGGGTCGTATGATTGCAAGGCGTTTACCGAGCTCGGCCACTTGGATCCTATAGCAATACGATCAAAGTCTGCCTTACTTAGTGATACCTGCTTGGCAGCATTCTGCGCTGACGAAAAGTCTCCTACCTTTATAGCCTCAGCGAGAACCTTGGCTTCTTCTATGTTCCTCTCAGCCGTCTTAATGATGTTGTCGAAGTAAGCGACGGCATCGGCCATCATTATTCCATCACTCAAACCGGCTAGCACCTTAATCATGGTGGACTCAGCCTTCATCCTGCTCGACGTGTAGTAAGCTATGGTGCGAGGTATGAACTCAGATATGAGAGTGTGGGCCAGCGGCGCGTTAAGTATCTTTTGGATCTCCTTGGTCGCAGTGGCGTCATCAGGCCGGATGATCTCCAGCTTGCCTGACGCGTCTCTGACATGGCTTACCAGCTTGGCGGAGTTGCGATGATAGGTTCGCATGGCCGCGACGATGTGCTCGTCTAGGCCAGTCCAAGGAGCTAGCTGCTTCTCGGGTGAGTCCAATATTCCCATTGGTTCCGGTCCGCCCAGCAAGATAGGAAGGTTAGGCACTGAAGCCGCGTAGGCTCCGGCTGCCATAGCCAGCCGGTCTGGCCGGCCGGCGGCGGTGTTGGCAAGATTAGCAACGTCGCTAGCGGTATAAATATGCCCAGCTTGGTAAAACTTTTCAGCTTCTTGAATGGCATGCTGCATCTCATGGAGAAGCAGGCCGCGAACGTACTCGACGTTAGCATCATGCCCCATGAAGGATTGGTAGTCTATATCCACGCCGCCACTCCGCTTCTTCATCCTGTCACCAAGGGCAGAAACAAGTATAGCTTGCGGGGAAATCCGGAAGATGTTTTCCATCGGGCTGTACGACGCCTCGCACGTTGATCCATTTGGAGACAGCTCAAACCTTGTGTGCTCAAGGTTCGGGTAGAAAGCATACAGCTCAGGGTGGGTTATGATATCACCAAGCGTGTATCCCTTCGAATTGAAGCTGCGGTAGAACTCGTCATACAGGCTGGCGTCAACCGGGACTGCAGAATCAGACACAAGCGTATCTAGCGTCTGGTCTATAAGCTTATTCAGCTTCTCATCCGCATTATAGATGCCTGCGGTAAGCATGCCATCAATCCGGCCACCAAACTTCTGCAAGCTGAGCTCGGCCTTCCTGTCTGAAATCTCAAAGTAATCGTAGCTGTTGCCGAAGTGATCTACCATCCTGCCGATAAGGCCCAGCTTTTCCATCTCGCGCTTCCTAACGTCGTCGAGCTTGGCTATAGCTTGGCTGCCGGTAAGCATCATCAGCTTGGATGACTGGACAGAGTCTATCTTCTTTGAGCCATAGCCTACACCCATGATGCTGCCTTGGCTATCCACAGGACCATCAAGCGTCCTGACGGCCATCCTGTAGTCGCCATCAACGTCGGCGACGCTGCCGGTCCTTATAAACTGCCTAAGCATATCCACATACCTAGCGCCGGCTCCGGGGGTTTTGGCAGTATCAACACCAAGCTTCTCGAGTAGCCTGTTGGCGCTTCCGTTAGACGGGAATGAATCAGAGTCTAGACTATGCTTAAAGTAGTTTTCCTGAGCCGCGAGGTACTGGCCTATCCTAAGGACGCCAGCCATTCGGGAGTTATGGTCTGAGGATGCTGTGTCGGCGTAGCCAGCTACCACTTGCTCCACGAACATCATATTGTCTCCGTACACACCGGCTTCCTTGAGCATGGAGGATATCTCTCCAGACCTGATCTCTCCGCCGTTCACCATATCATCCTCAACCTTCCTCATGATACCCATAGCCTGAGCTAGTGACATGTGGGCAAGAAGCGTTTCCTTGGTAGCCTCCTTGGCGTCAGGCATCATGGCCATCAGCTTAGCTGGGCCGTCTTTGCTTGCGAAGAACTGCAAGGCCATGGGAGGCATGATACCATCCCAAGCGTTGCCGCCCGGTATGATAGAGCCAGCGCCCCTCTTAAGGCTGCTTGGGTCTATAGTGCTCATAGCCTTGCCGCTAGTGTTGGACATGAACGCCCTAACCTCAGTTGAGGTTCCGACGATATGTGACACGTCAGCGATGCTTATTGCATGACTGCTAGATCCTTTTGGCTGTGCAGCTATCATGGCAGGTATGCCACTAGAGCCGACGTGCATTCCTCGCTCCTCGGCTATCCTTAGAGCCCTGCCCGGAGGCTGCCTGTTTACATTGACAGGAACGTAGGCAATGTTACGCTTCTTTGCTTGCCCGTTTATGGAAGTCGAAGTAACCACCTCTCCGATACTCGGAGGTAGGGTATAGAAATCCATGCCCTGATTATGGCCTCCATTGAATAGTCCGCTCTTAGCCCTGATTTCACTCATGCCCGGCTTCATACCCCTATCGTCAAGCGTCCTCATCTCATGGAAGATAAGGCTGGAGTCATTGGTGACCCTCATGATCAAAGACAGGACGCGGATGTAATCCCTCTGGTGGTCAGCCAAGGACTCGCGGTCACCCTTGCTAATCTCCTTGGTGATCTCGCGCAGCGCGGTGAACAAATTGGTCATGGACACCACTGTCTGGACGTCCGGATTGGAAAAATCAGCTATGACAGCAGACGTGATAAAGCCCTTCTTAGTCCCAGCCTCCTGCCTAAGCTTGCCCTGCTTGTCAAAGAAGCCAGCTACCGACTTCTGGAACATGCCACCGCCGGCCGCCAGTCGCTTTACTGCAGCGCTGTAGTCAGAGATTAGCTGCTTGGCCATGCCTTCTCGCATTGGCTTATTGGCATTGGCGTACTCGGCATCATCTACGCCAGTCGGCCTGTGCTTCTCTGCTTGGACTAGGTAGCTTTCAATGGCCCCCTGTATGTCCCTGATCCCGGTGTTAGATGAATGGAACTCTAGGAACTCACCCGCGCGGCCACCTGCCTGCATGAGGGCGTTCATAATGCGAGGACGCATCTTGGGGTCAGGAGTTAGGGCTGACACATCCAGATACACGGGAGGCATGCCACCAAGCTTATCGCCGTAAGCTTGCCGCGCGGCTGATTTTATTGCTGCTCCTATTGCCATGCCTTCGATGTCAGGTAGCGAAGCCATAGACTCATCAACCTCGATGGCGTTAAGCGCAGCTTGCCAGTGATCTGGCACACTGATGACACCCTTGGTAAACGTAGACGGGTTGAATGAAGACGTTGATTGGCCGCGCTGCTTAGACCTATTGGCCTTGGTGGGGTCTCCTGCTTCAAAGAACGACCAATCTATGTCGGCACCTAGCTGGGCCATGCCTTCTCCATGCTTAGCGAGCAGCTTAGATATGTTTTCATCCCTAGTATCCCTGTCTCCGCCGGCCGCTTCGGCCATAAGCTCTCCCATCCTCCTGTAGCTCTGGATGGCGGATGCCGTCATGGCCGTAGGAAGGTTTACCTTACCGGCTTTATGAAGGGCGTTGTACTTGACCGCTATGGCCATACGACGCGCAAGCTGATCAGACAGTAGCTCCTTGTCGGTGTTGTACAGATGCTTAAACCAAGACTTATCAACACGCAGTAGCTCGTTCTGGAATGTGCCAACCACTTCCGTGCCCCTAGCTACACCAGTGTCTTCATCCGCAAAAGCTATCTGAGTGTCCCTCATAGACACGTCGTACTTCTTGCCATCGACTTCAATGGTGGTGTTAAAGTCTCCGGCAGCTTCCCCAAGTATTTCTACCAGCGGGATAAACTTCTTGGAGAAAGAGCTCTCAACGTCACCAAGAGGATGGGAGTACCTAGCGCCGGAATCCTTGGATGCGTACTCAAACAAGTGATCAACCACGCTCTTGCCGCCGTGGCTGGATTCTTTGACGTGCTTAACCAGACCGGAGAGCTGATACCTAACGTGAACATTAAGCGACTCAGTCGTTGACTCCAGCTTAGCTAGGGCTTCGTCGTGGGGACTTGACATGTTGATCATGTCGACAGACGCAGGCTGCAGGTCGGCTTCGCTTATGTGAGCGACTTCAGCTCCAGCTCGCTTCATGGCGGCTTTGGCCGTCTTGAATACGCTTATCTTGATGCCAAACGGATCATAGAGGGCAAAACCAGTCTTGGTCTCATAGACCTCGAACCCATTGTTGTCCTTGAGGTACTTCTTGCCGTTACCGATATCACGCTCGGTGAATCCGGTGATCTGGAAGTTGCGAGCTATGCCATCATATCCCTGAACATGAACGAACGGGAAGGGCTGCACCTTGCTGTGCACGTTCCAAGACGTCGGGTGGACCTTGATATCAGCGAGCGTATCAAGACGCATCGTGAAGAAGGGCCTATTGGGGTCATCTGCTCCGCCGATGTAGCCATCAGCTGGGGTGTTGATGAACGCGTCATCTTTGCGCTTACGGCCACCAAAAGCCTCGTACATTATATCCCTTACTCGTTCTGCCCTGTCGCCGTACTCAGCCCTGAATAGATCTGCGCTCGGTACCTTGGCTCCGTTTAGTCCGGACTGGTTAGATACGTACAGGTTGAACCTGTCCACGAACTCAGAGAAGTTGCCGTTAAAGATGCTCCTGACGTCAGCTCGCTTAAAGGTCTTCATCAGCCTGCGGTTCACGGCAGCAACGTCGACGGAGTGGATCAGGATGCCGCCCTTGGCCGCGCGCAGAGGGTTGCCCTCCGAGTCGTGCGTCTTGAGATTTACCTCAACCGCGTAAGGCATGAAAGTCCTGTAGGTGACAGGGACGTCGGAGCCTGTAAGCCTATAAACGCCGCCGGCTTTGCGCACCTGCTTGCTGTGCGCAAGTAAGGTTCCGGTCATCACATTGAACGTCACGTCGCCCATGCGGTTCTTTTCAGCTATCTTTACTATCGCGGAAAGCTCGTTGAACTCCTGAGGTGTCAGGGCTCCAGAGGACTGGATGGCAGCCATCGTCTCAGCGTTAGCGGTCTCAAGCCTGAGCTTAACCGAGCCATCAGGCATAGACTCGATGACGGGCCTGACATCTTCGCTCACGCCCTGTATGGCGCTGAGTATCTTGTTGGCCTGAATCTGGGAGGCCTCGTCGAGCTCCGAGGGAGACTTGAGCCTCATGCCGCCGGAGGGCAACGACTTGAATAGGTGCACCTTGCCATGCTCCTTTGCGAAAGCTTCCTGACGCATTGGATCAAGGGTTGATACCAGAACCTCAGACCTAGCGTACGCCTGCTTGAGCACGGACTCGACCCATGAGTCCATGCCCGGAGTCCTGACAACGACGCCGTCATCGAACATGTAGGTCTCGATGGCCGGGTTGCCGTTGTCGTCCAGTATCTTAGGGCTTCCGTCGGTATTGGTGAACTTGGCCTTGATCTCCACGCCAGCTTCTTCGAGCCCCGAAAGTATTCTGCTGTTCTTCCTAGCTGCCCTGTTCTCCGCCCAAGACCTGAGCAAGTTGCGAGCGGCCGGGTCCTTGACGTACTTGTCTACCGGGAAAACGTTAGAGGTACCAGACGCGTAGTAGGCGAAAGCTTCCTCGGCCATATTGGTGGCCGTCCTGAAGTCGTCCATGACTTCAAACTTCTGCATATCCACGCCCTTGTTGAGGTGGTCGCGAAGGCGGGTGAGCAGGGTTCCGTAGTTGGCCTTAGCCATCTCTCCTATCTTTTTCACCATCTCCGGGTCGCTTGGCTTGCCGTAGTCGGTCCAGTCCCTAGCAGCTCCGTAGCTGGTCATTAGAGACTCCCAAGCTGCATCAGGCATTACGCCCATATCCTTGGAGGTTCCGAATATGCGGCTGGCGTAGGCAGGGTTAAAGACGTCACCCATGTATCGGCCGGTTGCCTTATCGATAACAGAATCCATCTCAGCGTTAGCTTCGACCACGGACCTAAACAGGGCGTGGGAGATTTCGTGTCGGCCGGTGGTAGGCTTGTACAGGTCTGAGTTGATAGCTATCAGTCTCTTAACTGTGCCATCATTCATGGTCACTTTCTCGAACATGCCGGCTGCAGAGCCCATAGTCCTGAAGGAGTCCATGAGCTTATCATAGTCGCCTCCCTTGACGTTGGACTCGGCTAGCACATTGCTGAACTCCTGATCACTCTTGCCGAAGTAGAACATCACGTTCCCTTCGCCGACAAGGCTGGCTTCGTGCGCCACCAAGGTGGATATGTGCGAAAGTTCTATGGAGCTAGTCCTAAGGTCTCCGAAAGAGTTGACGTGATCGTAGAACCGCTTTGCCATCTCCATGCTGGTGGAGCCGGCAACGCGGCCGAACGCCGGTATCACATAGTCCCTAAAATTATCAACGACCCTAGAGTCTTGCGGGGCGTAATGAGTATATGAATGAAGATGCCTTACACTTCCAGAGAAGCCTCCCCATGCAGTACCCATTGCAATACCGGCTCCAGCTCCTTCGCTCGGAGAGTTGGCATAACCTAGTGCTGCTCCAAACATTCCATCCCTGTAGGCCGCCTTAAGGGCAGCTCCAGAAAGTGAAGGAGCCCATCCGATCGTCGCATTGATGCCCTTAGCTAGAATCTGAGCTTCGCGCGACATGGCGTCCGCGCCCTTGGCTGTGCCAGCCGCAAGTCGCTCAAGCGTAGTCGCACCAAGAGAGTCAGCCCTGACCATAGTTTTGCCGAGAGCCCTATCAACCATGTCAGCGCCAGCTACCTGCATGACTTCTCCGAGCGCCTCAGCTCCAAAGCTACGCATGAATCCGACTACAGGATGCACGGCAGTAGATCCAAGTAGTGTGGCGCCAGCTTCAACTATTTCAGCCGTAGCCATGTTTCGCACAGCATTACCAGCGTAGTCACCGGCTAGCTGCGCGGCAGCTTGACTGGTTCCGTACATAGCCTTGAACGGAGCGCGGGCTACTCCACCGGCTGATTCAAGCGCACCGCCAGCAACGCGCTGTGCAAAAGTCTGGTAGCGTCCTGCGGTAGCCTGAATCCATGAGTCAGCAACTTTGGCTGATTTGGCAACCCGGGCCGCATGGCTTCCGCCCATAGCTGCTATCCTTGCTGCAGAGGCTGGAGTTGAAGCTCCCGCGCTCATTATCATTTCGGGTAGATCCAAAGCTATGTACGCAAGTCCAATAGAACCTTTCTGGTTCACCTTTGAGCTGAACCCATCCCTCCAAGATTCCGGAAGCATTGATGCTAGCACGGAGTTCTGCTCATAAGTGGCTGCGTTGTGCTCGCGAGCCATATGGAACTGGCGCATTTGCGAATCTATGTCGCCATCATCTTTGCCTACTAGCGCGGTGGCCCAGCTCCTGAACTTAAATAGAGGGCTACTTGGGTCTTCAGACTGCCACAGAACTCCATAAAGGTCCCTTAGGCCCCTAAAGGCACCTTCTGCCGTCGTTGCTGCAGCGGCAGCAGGATCGGTGAGCGGGTTTGGGAAATTAGATATGCCTTCGCCTATTTCTTGACCCATTTGACGAAGCGCCATTTCTGCAGGGCCAACAAACTCCATGGTCTTATCAGCCATGTACTGCTTGTATTTCTTGAACGCCTCCCTGCCGGTATCGTCGAATGAAAATTTAAACTTTCCGCCCTCCTCTGACCTAAGGAACTCGGCGTAATCTTTACCGGTCCATTCCCTATTCCTTAGCTCTTGTAGATGCGGGTCCTGCTGTGACTCCTCGGCTGCAACTGGATCCAAAAAATCAGGGAGGGCCTGCCTTGCGACGGGAACTCCCTGCCTTGCCAGAAGATCTCGCGTCTTCTGTATGTCTAGTCCGTCTGAGTTTACCTGTTCGTTATCACTTTGGTCCATTTAGTCCGGGAGGTGTAGAGGATGATCGCTGGCCTATGGGAGAGCCTGCGGTGACTTCAGCTTTAGCCTTAAGTGGCGTAAGCACAAGCCCGTTCATCAATGCCGTACGCATCAGTATTCCTCTTACCTGCTCCCTCGTCTTGGATACTCGCTCAAGTCCAGTTGCAACCGGCTGGGTTAAGTTAGACCCGGCCGCTGGTAATCCCTTAAGCAGGTTCTCCATTTCCAAGTCAGACACGCCGGCCATACTCTTTGACCCGGTTTTGAGCTGAGATACAATATTCACTAGGCCTGACTCTAGCTGTTCGAGTTGCCTATTGGTATCGCTGAATGGCATACTCTTAAAGCCGGGCTTATTGTAAAGGTCCTCAATCTGGTCTAGGACGTCCATTAGTTCGCTAGTCTTGGCCGCTGCCCCCCTCCAAGTTATAGCTGCCTCATCGCCGCCTATGAATGGAACTACACTAACCCCATTTCGCTGTATGTAATGACTCATGCTGGTTCGCTTTGGTTTACCATCAGGGCCGGTCTCCATAATTTCTCCAGAGGGTATAATGGCATAGCTACCGCCCCGGCCCATTTCCACAGTTTCGCCATGGTTAAATAGGGCTGGACCCTTGGATTTCGATATGACTCGGGCCGCACCTATGTTGCCCGTAGAGCCGTACACCTGCTGGGCTATGTAGGAAGGGTCCATCTGCTTCTGCATCAGCTTGGCTTGGTCTGCGGCAGCCTTGGCACGAAGGGCCTGATCCTTGCCGACGGCAGCTCGGTACGCCGTTGCCTCGCGCGCAAAGCTCGGGTCCATCAACTCCAGCGGGTCCTTACCCATTGCCCTAATTACCTGAGTGTCAGACATTTGCGCAGGGGCATAGCCCTGCGGAGACCTATCGGCCGTGTCAGAGTCGTAGTTGTCTAGCTGGGACCTAACGGCAGCCGCGAGGACGTCCGGGTCGATATCCTCTGGGTCGTCGATCATTAGTCTTTGATGGACTGGAAGTCGTGCTGCTTAAGCCTTGCCAGCTTGGTTCCGGTCTTATCGATGCTTAGGACTCCAGATTTATTCGAATCTCCATACGGAAGCATAACAGGATTCTTTTCGTTATATCCGCCGGATGCGTAGAAATCATTAAGGTCCTTAACGAGCTCCTTATATCCTGCGTCAGAGGTAGATGCATCAGGCCTCATGGTTCCTTCTCCAAGCCTAGAGATGGTCTGCCTGTGCTTTCCAACTAGACTTGAGTACCTTCCGTACAGAGCAGACTTAGAATCACCAAACTCACGTCCAACATAAGTATTTAGCGCAGCATTAAGCGCTTCGCCATACTTAGCCGGATCCTTTTCGCTCAATTTTATCGTGTCTGGTCCGCCGGCTCCAAACATGATCTTCCTTGCGTTTTGGTTATACTTATCCGCATCACTATCATGCATGGCATAGGCTGTGCCTGCACCAACCGCAGTAATGCCCGCTAGAGCTCCGCCTATGGTGGCCATTTTCCTATTCCTGCTTATCTTGTTTATAGCATCAGCACCAAGGCTTTCAAGGCCTCGCTCATATCCCGGAATGGCATTAGCAGTATTCCTGACAGCGCCCTCTCTTTGAGAGGCATAATGTGCAACATCCGCCGCTGAACCCGGAGCGCCTGTACCCATCCAAGACCTCGTTCCTTCCGCAGTAAAGGCTTCCGCTACATCAGGTGCGAAATCGGTCGACACTTGAGCAAATGGAACCCTAGGAGCTCCGCCGGCATTATTAATCTGTCCCATAAGTTCAGCAAGGAGCCTAGGATCTTCCTTCGCTCCAGATAGAAGCGACCTTATGAAAGTAAATCCATCATCCGGAACAGCACCACGAAGAAGCATATCTTGAGCCCTGTCCGTAGCTCCGCCCGTGCCCTTGACTCCAAGCAGACTCGAGAAGCTTCTGATTTTCTTTGCTTCAGGCATTGCAGCAACCTGACCAGATGCAATGTCCATCGCCTCCTCTGTGGTCATGGGGATGCGCGTCGCAAGCCTGCCCTCATCGGCCAAATCGAGCTGTGCCGTATCAATAAAGTCGCGCAGCTTATCATGCCTTGAGCGCACAGCATCTTCTCCGGTAGTCGGCGCAATAAGCGTCGGTGCGTCCGTGGTTGTGCGGCTATTTTTCGTAGTGCTACCGCCCGGATCATTTGCTCCCGGGTTCCTAGTGACAGTCTCGTCGAGCGTAGTTTCTGATTTTCCTGAAAGCGTTATTGGAGCCTTAGGATGGAAGGCCGGATTCTCAAGCATTAGCTTTTCAACCAATGCCTGATAGTCTGCCACCTGCTTCTCTAGCGCTGCTCGCCCTTTGGGGCTATATTTGGGTATGTTTGCCATGTCTTTTTTTGGTTATTGATAGAGGCCGAAGCCGGGGTCGGCTACGGAAAAATTGTCTGCTATTGCCTGTTGTTTCTTTTGGGATGCTATGCGCGGATCCACACCTCCGGTTGCCTCAAGGGCTCGCGCGTGTAGATCCTCTAGGTGAGCTGCGCCCTGCTTCCTTCCCTTATGGCTTCCGTTCCATCTTTGGCGCTGCTTGAACGCGGCCATGTTCTTGCCAGCAGGGTTCCAAAAGTCCAAGAATCCTGAGCTCGGAATATTGCCAGAAATAGTGTCCCACATGCGTTCTCCGCTTAGGTATGGAGCCATCTCGTCGTCGGCAAACTCTGCAGCTCGCTTAACCGGCCATGTGTATTCCTGAGAGCTAGTCTGTACGGCCTCCATGTCGGCGTTAAACCTGTCCATTACTGTGGACAGTATTGGTATGGTTTCCGATGCTCGCCTGACCCTTTCCTCATCGCCACTAGAAAGGTCAGCCGCCGCGTCATTGAGGTGCCTGTCTATGAGGGACTTTTTGTCGGCTCGTAGACCCTCCCATAGTGCCGCGCTAATCTTACCGGGCTCTGCCGGAGCAGTATTAGCCGTCCTGAGATTTTCTACGGCTTTTACTAGTGATTGGTATTGGCTATCCTCTCCCGTGTAAGGCTTTGCTGAAGATATAGCCCTAAGGTGAGGAGACATATCCCTTCCCGCCGCATGTATCTGAGATTCGGTCATCTCTCCTCCTATTGCATAGGCAGGAAGGGCCGTGTATGGATTCCATTGTCCGGCGCTAATTATAGCCTCAATAGCGTTTGTGGCTGTAGACCCTGCGTCATTGCCGGATGGAGACAGTTGCTCAAGGCTTCCGGTCTCCGGGTTCATTTTGGTCCTTCCGTAAGGATCTTCTCCGGCGTTGGTTGCAGAGTTGGCTCCGAAAAGGTTGCTGGCCGCGTCAAAGCCAAGGTTATACTTTTCCATAGCAGCCCTTGCCGCCGGGTTCTTCCTTAGCAGAAATGACGTCCCAAACCTTGCCGCTTCTCCTGCAAGCATTGGTTTCCAAGCGTTCTCTGATTTAACGGAGAATCGCCTTTCAGTTTCCTGAAGCCTATCGGCTGCTCTCTGCCTGAGTGACTGATTATCCGCAGATATACCTATTCCTGTTCCTCCGGCAGCCTTACTTAGCTGCTCGCTGGTCATCGAGTCTATAGGATCTGGAGAAAAGTAGTTCAAATTCCTGCAGGATTAAACCAATTTGGCATTTTAAAGGGAGCAGCAGCTGATCCTGCAGCTGGAGCCATGGGGCTTGGTGTTGCGCTTGGGGCACCCGTCGGAATCCATACTCCGCCTGCTCCCGGAGTCCATGCTGGAGCTGGAGACGCAGCTGGAGGCGCAGCTGGAGGCGCAGCTGGAGTTCCGCCTAAGTTATATCCTCCACCAGTAATGGTTCCGGAGAAGGTGTTTGTGAGGGTCGGTGTAGGCGTCGTTGCGCCTAACGTATATTGGCTAAGGTTGGTGCCAGCAGGAAGAACAGTAGGCTCTCCAGCCGTTCTGATGCTGCCAACAGGAGTCGGCGCCTCAGGAAGAACCGGCACCGGAGCAGGCGCCTCAGGCTCACCAGCTGCGCCAGCTGCGGTGAGTAATTTCCCTCCCTTAGTGGTAAAGCTTTCCTTCGGTCCATACATATTGCCAGCCCTAGGCGCAAATCCGGTAAGTCCTCCACGGGTGCCAGCTGCACCGCCTGCGGAAGTTCTTAGCCCGCTTATCCTATCGGTAATAGCTTTGGCCTTTTTGGCGTAGTCCGGGTCGGTCTTGTCAAGGCCCTGAAGCGCCATCTCCATCTCCATAATCTGGGCTTTTACGTCGCCGGCAGCCGCGCGATCCGTTGCGTCTATGCTTCCGCCGGTATTCCAATCAGTTACGCGGTTAGCGTTGTCTTCGCCGGCCATATTGTGACGCTCGTTCTCGTCTGCGTTCCTGTTATACAGCCTGTTGGTCAGGTTAAACTGCCTTTTATTTTCCCACCTATTTGCGTCCGAGATAGCTATCTGCGTTGCGTTGTTCATGGCCGTCGTTTTGACCTGAGCGCCGGCTGACATTCCAGAACCAACGGCCGTGTTAGCGGCTTGGGCTATGGCCTGTTGAGGCTGGTACTGGATACCGAATATCTGGGCCAACGACGGGGATGAGTCCCCTCGGTAAGATGATTGTAGCTGTTGCATTAGGTTGCTTTGGCGGCGGCCGCCTGAGATTTGATACCGCAGTAAGCTAGAGCGTACTCAGCGTTCCATGCGGAGAAGTTGGTGCCGGGGTTGAAGGTATCAAGGATAGCTCCAGCCTCATAGGTCTGGCGTATCTGTTGATCCCTAAGCTGGCCGGTGTTCAGCGTGTCTTGCCATCCGGTAAGCACGTCTGCCGCGAATTGAGATTCGAACGGAGCTACGACAGGTATAGTCAAGGCCGCCGTTGCCGTGCTCTGGCTGGTCGTAGCGGACAGCTGTGAGCCAGTTGCCGTGAAGACCTTGTAGTAGGTGTCTAGGGCCTGCGTGTACGCGGTGAAGGCAAGCTGCTTGGCTTGGAGCTTCTGATCAAAGGTGATGGTATCCTTGATTGCGCTGACAGAATTATGACCCCCGCCCATCGCCGCGCTAAGCCCGGAGGCTATCTGGTTGTTAGCGGACTCATCTATCTCAGGGCTCTCAAGCAGCGACTTGGCCGCAAGAGCTAGCTCTGATAGCCGGGAAAGCTGATCTGCCGTAGTCGGTACAAGTGGGATAGCAGAGCTGCCCATCGTCGACGTAAACATCGACTTCAGCGTGGCAGCATTCGTTACTGTCTGGCTGGCAAGAGAGCCGGTCAGAGACAGGTTCGTGCTAGCCCACTTAGTTGCGTTGGCTATGTACGAGTCTAGTCCGTAAGATATTTCCTCCGTAGCACTTCGGCCGTACAGGCTGTACCCGTAGCCGGTATGGATGACCGGCATCGTGTACGACGACGTCGGGCTTGTATCGTTACTGGGTGTTCCGGGAGGGGGCATTAGTAGATGCTAAAGAAGGAGCGTCCGACCATGGAGCCATCAACCCCCATCCCGAGGATGCGCGGATAGCCAGCAGATACAACGATCTTGAGCTTCACGGCCATGGCACGTTTGTTGATCAAACCGCGCCTAATCGTGCTGCCAGTCGCCGTAGTAAACTGATCAAGCAGCTGCTCGGAGTCTGGATTGACTGTGAGGGCTTTTATCTGGACCGCCGCGCCGTCGGCATTGTCCATGTGAACGTAGAATCCATCGTACTTCTTGTCGACCATGGTCCTGAATTGGTAGCTGCGGCTACGGACTTCGGACACAATTGGCGATCCAATGTCAGCCGTGCCCGTTTCGAGTCTGATAAGCCTGAACTGGCCGGTCTTCTGCAGCGCGAACAAGCAAGGTATGCCGTCCTTTCTAGCTACAAGCAGGACTTCAGGGCTAAACGGATACTCGTCGAGAGATTCGAACATGCCCTTAATGGACGGATTAATCACAAGCACCTTCCATTTGTCTTGGAACGGCAGCGCAAAGTAAAACCTGCCGGCAAAAGACACGGCGCAAATCTCGGAATACCGCGAAGGGTTCACCAGTTGGACGATATCCTTGATTGCGTCGCTCATAGGAGCAGCGCCCTCGCTTAGTTTTCCGCTGTTGATGATCTTTATGCCCGGATTGGTGCCAGAATCGAAGAAAGCTACGAGCCCGGCCATCTCTGCCACAGCGTTTGGGCCGGCAACTCCATCATTGGAGCTTATCTTCTGCACTTGGTGCATGCTGTCGGTCTTCTTTTGGGAGGCTACGTATCCCATGCCTGCTTTTACCGCGTAGATACTGCGGGCGCCGAAGGCGTAGATAAAGTTATGGGTAGTGACCAGAGCCTTAATCGGGTCGTACGTTCCCTGCACCAAGCTCAAGGTGTCTGCAGGTATTGGAGCAACGCCGCCGTAGAATGTAAACGCGAGCTGATCATTCTTGGCCGTTACTAGGCGCTCGACGATGTTGCCGCCGGCCACGTAATCTAAGTCAGCCGTCTCCATGCATAGGGCGTCTCTGTAGCCTTGCCCGCGCACAGGCCTTTTTGTCGCTAGGGCCGGCAGCGCGTAGGCAATAGAGCTATCTATTACCCATCTGCGGTTGTCCCCAAAGAGAAGTATGGAATCTCCCGTAGGAGAATGGGCCGCAATGGCGTCAGTCATTTGCTCGGAGGTCGAGTACAGGCCTGTAGAGCCCTTGCGCTTAGTGATGACGCCTTCGACGATCCTAATGTTAGACGCGTATTCCAATAAGGTGCTTGGCTCAAAGGCCGCGCTGTTAGGGTAGCTGGCGAATCCTTCAAATCGAAGGTCGGACTCGGTTGATATTTCTCTTGGCATAAATTATGGAGTTGCTGGCGGAGTTTAGTCTGGGGGTATCTTCCATCCGTTCTCCTTAGATGTAACGATTTTATTCATTAGCTTATCCCTAGACTTGATCTGATGAACTCTGGTAAAAGTATTCCTTGTGACGCCTGCTGGTGGAGCCTCGGTTCCTTCTCCGGTTTGCATGGCAAGGCTCTCAAGGCCGTCCGGGATTATTAGCTGTCCTCCATCGAACATATTCTCATTGGATGCCCCGGTATACTCCCAGTCTAGGGCTTCTTGCTCTATCGTTATTTCGTAGTATTTACCAAGGACATAAATCTTAACCTTGTGGCCAATCATAGCCGACCAAGGGTAGTTAAAATCAGTCGTTGCGTACATGCTCACCTCCGCCGGCGACCATCCGCATATCAGGTAAAAATCGTATATAGCGCGCAGCTCGCCGGAGCTGTTAGTCCATGTTCGTATCTGCTTCACGCCGACAAACAGCTCAGATGGGCTTGATGCAATGTAGTCCTTTTCAGACTCTAGCCTGATCCATGGGTTTCCGGGCGGATTTTGCTGGTAGTGCCCTTTTACTGTAAACGCCCCGTAAGCTTCTTGGTTTTTCCACCACTCGTTCATTTCCTCGATGCTATTCCAGTCCCTGTACGGAAGTGGTACATGCCTATTAGCCAGCCAAGTCCTTCTATTGTCGTAGGTGCCTCGCGTCCCCTCGATTGGGAGAAATGACCAGCCTTGCCCTATGAAAAACATGTTCGATACAGGTACCGGACTCCCTCCTCCCCCGCCTGTGGCCATCTTAGATTCGCGCGACGTAGTACATAGCGTCAGCGTCTCCCATTGCCATGCGGTCAACCCACAAGGATCCAGTCACATATTGGCGCACAAAGTCGCCCTCAACGAAGGCTATGAGTACGTATATCGTTTCATTATCAGACACTTGCTCGCTTCCATAGGTATTTACGTCTGGCTGACCCGTCCACCTTCCGGTAGCTTCGTCAAACTCCCACTCCATGTACACCCAAGTATCTCCTCCCCCTTCATAGTCTGCGGAGGCGACTGTCTTGTTATTAACTGTACCAGCCGTTACGCTAATGGTGTCTCCGACAGCCGTGACTTTGAATGGGTGATAGCCTTCCCCTCCCCCTACAACGACTATGTCGCTCTTAAGGAACTGGGTCATTACTGATCCCGTCCATTGAGCTATCAAGATGAAGAAGCCTTTAGACCCCAAGCTGGTCGGAGCGCCGCCATTCCCCCATATTCCCCACTTGCGCGTAGATGGGTCTCCGTCGTCATAGCAAAATAGCCTGATCATGCCAGTGCCAGACCAGCTGTAGTAAGCGCCTACGCCGCCACCCTCAAATGAGTCTTTGCCTATCGGGCACGTTCCTGTTCCAAATGTAGCAAGGGTGGTATCTGGATTTGGGTCTCCACCGGTGCTTACGCTTCCTCCGGTTCCATACCCCCTGTATGAGGGTATGAATGACGTTTGCATTGGGTCGGCGTACTCAGAGTAGTTCTGCTGCTCTGGGCCGGGTGCGTAGTTTGAAGGAATGAAGTCCTTCTGGCCATTGTTCGTGCTGCCAGATGTGCCCCTTATGTTTACCTTCTTTTTGACTTTCAGCGGCTGGACGATTGTGCCCTGAAGATAGCTGGAGAAATTTCTATTACCAGCATCAAGGATCAGGCCCTTGTAGCACCTGACTGATCCGTCAGTCATCTGCCTTACCTCGAACGGATGAGTGGGCCTGCCGGGAAGCACACTGTCATCCATGTAGCTAATGTCTATCGGTGGAGGCGGTGATGGTGCCGGCGCATCTGGGCTGCCGGCCATCGCTTTTGATGCCGCCGCTTCGGCTGACTTAAACTTGTACGCCAGATCCGGACGAGCCCTAGTGGCTTCGTCTATCAGACGCTTCCAGTAGGGCTCCTCTGACATGGCTTACTTACCTAGGACGGAATGGTAGACGTCGCGGAGCTTTTCGGCCCAGCGCGCGCCGACGTAAACTCCGCCAAGGAAGGTGATGGAAATGAGGATGATGGTGATCATAAATTAAGCAGGTCGGACAGGCGTCCAGTAGTCCGTGCCGTTGACTGTAATCTTAACCTCGAAAGGATAAAATGGGTCACCACTTCCGTTGCCCTGCAACTCCCTAAAGGTTTGCGACCAACTATTGTTGACGCGGACATAGGATGTGTTGTCGTAGGGAGCTTCATTAATACCTGTCTGGTCGTAGCTTGAGAGGGGTTGCCAATCGGAATTGATACGGATGTATGGAACTCCATCGTTAGTTACATCTGGAAAATTACCTCCGTTCATGCCTTGCGGACCTTGATCGCCTTGCGGACCTTGGTCGCCTTGCGGTCCTTGCATGCCGCTGGTCTGGTCGTAAGACGAGAGAGGTTGCCAATCGTTATTGATGCGGATGTATGGAGTGCCGTTATAGGGTGCTTCACCAATACCGCCGCCACCGCCGCTGTTCTGGTCGTAGGACGACATCGGTTGCCAATCGTTGTTGATACGGACATATGGGCTTCCGTCGTATGGGGCTTCACCAATACCACCACCGCCAGTTTGGTCGTAGGACGACAGGGGTTGCCAAGACTGATTGTAGCGGATGTATGGAATGTTGTCGCTATTTACATCTGAAAAATAGCCGCCATCGTTTCCTTGCGGACCTTGCGGACCTTGGTCGCCTTGCGGACCTTGGTCGCCTTGCGGACCTTGGTCGCCTTGCGGACCTTGGTCGCCTTGCTGGCCAGCACCAGCTGTAGTCTGGATTGAGCCGTCCGGGAAGGTGATGCCGGTGGCTGAGACTTCTGTTCCAAGATTTGTTGAACTATTCCAGACCTTTAAATTTGTTCCCGCCAGCGAGTCGAGGTAAAGCGGACGAGGGGTAGTCGAATTTTGTTCAGTAGTCGTCAGCCATCCTGCTTGCCAGTTAAACTCATAACCGATTGCGCAAACAAGACTGATGCCGTAGTTTCCGCCTCTACTGGTATCAAAATTACCCTTGCTGATATACTGACCAGAGGTTCCGTCAAAGACGATAGGCGTGGTTACTACACCACCAGTAAATGAACCGCCGCCACCCGTGTAGGCCGTGGTCTGGATGGTCAAATCCGGGAAGGTCAGCCCCGTCGGCGTGACCTGCATATGGCTTGCGCCGTCGTACGTGTCGAGGCCGTCAAACTCGAGCGTCGTTCCCTTGGTATGATCGGCAGAGAGTTGAACGCCGAACAAGTCGCCTGCCATCTCTGTGTCATGCGTCCCCGCCGAGTTGGTAATCGAACCAGTCATCGCGCCGCCAGTCAGCGGCAAGGCCGACGTGATGGCTAACGATATATCGGCAGCAGTAGCATACGGGTTGCCGGAAGAAGGCGCCGGCGCGGCGTTCAGCGCGTCGAGCAGTTGCTGGGAAATCTCATCGCCAACATTGACGACGTTTTTTTCCGGAGGGATCGAATACGACGAGCCCATTAGATCACACCCTCGTAAACGACTATAACTCCTGAACCGGTGATGGACAGAGGGCCTTGGTAGCCTTCAATGATATAGATACCGCCACTCGCAATGAGAAGGCCGTGGGCATCGCCGTCGTTAAACTTGATGACGCAGTCGGCAGCCTTGGGCTGGATGTGCAGCTGAATGCGCTGCTCGCCCATTATGACAGGCTCGATTGTGGTGGCGGTGCTTGAAGCCGTAAAAGTCTTCGTTTTGAACCGCTTGATTAGGGGGGTAGTTTTGTTGAACATAGATTAGTATCCTCGGAAATTGATCCTGCGCGTGTTGCCCTGCTGCCGCAATACTTGGTCCATGGCATGCACCTTTGCTTCTTCGGTTCGGTTCTCGATGTAACCAAGGGTATTGACGTCTAGAGTGCCCTGCGCGCGGCTGTAATCAGAAAAAGCTCCCTGAGCCATGTAGTCGGCGAACAAGCGAGGTATTTTTACCTTCTGCCAGTCGCCAATAGTTGGCGCAACGCCGGCCGGAGAGGTCGTAGTTCCGATATAGGTGTAGAAATCACCCTGAACAGCGTAACCTTGGACTGGAATTAGTGATCCAGATGAGCTGCCGGCGTCGTAATACACCTGAGCTCCCGGACTATACACCTGAGAGCTTACCCAAGCGTCACCAGACAGTACTGGAGCGTCCGGGCGGTGCTCGACCCAGACAGTCGAATCGAGCTCATTGACCAAATACATGCCATCATCGATGGTTTCGGTGTCTTTCTGAATAGCGTGAGTGGACGCAATTGGGTCCCTTGACCATACGGCCATTATTTGGCCTGCATCGGCCGGCAAAGCTATCTTTGCGCGGTCTCCGACGTACGTCGTGGCGCATTGGGAGTACTTTTTAAGCTCAGGCCAGTCGTTGGACTCCCATATTTTCTGGAGTCGGCGGCTAGAGAAGTCGCGTATCATCGCGAACCTGTCGGGAGTCGTCAGGTTTCGGTCCAATCCGCACATCTGGAGGGCTATGTGCAGTATTTCGCTGAAGTATGAGGTGCGCATCAGAAGCTTAGACCGGGCGTAACGATCTGGGTTTTAGCTTCAACAGTCGGCTTGAACTCAGGGTTCTCCTGCAGGACGCGGTTCAGGAATTTCTTGTCCTGCCATATGTCATGGCCGAACATAAACTTCATGTGCTGATAGAAATCGATAGGGATTCGGGCCCTTAGCTGGCCTACCCCTTCGGAAAATTTGTGCCCAGTTTTGTTGGTCTCGGCGATGAGCTTCCGAGCTGCCTCTGCTTGGACTTTACGGAGGGCCCACCCCGAGCGAAACTCCTCAAGCATAGGCTTGAGAAGCTCGCCGGGAATGGATTCATGGATGGGCGGCAGCTCAGCCATGACCTCGTACGATTAGGCGTTATTGGCCTTGTAGTCGAACATGCCGAAGCACAGGGGGCTCTGGACGACCAGAGCGGCCATAGCTTCCATCATGCGACGAGGACCACCGCCATTTTCCGTGAGCTCACGAACCTGCGCGATGTTGCCACCATAGCGGATTTCGAGGTATTCCCACGGGATGATGAAGCCTTTGCACTTGGCGTTCTGCGCGTGAAGGTTCACGTGCTTCTTGGCGTCGGCCTCGGTGGCGTACTTGGCGTTGTTAGTTCCGGCCGTGACAGTCGGAACGTCGCCAGCCCAAGTGACCTTGTTGTCGACCACGTTAGCCGCGATGGACTGGACGCCGTCATAGACGTGCCATTCGCCGTCAACGTCGCCAGAGACGAACTTGATGGTGTAGGGGTTGACGCCAGCGTGGAGGAACTGGGACGGGATCAGCGACAGGCGGCCGAAGTCACCTTCGAACACGTCCACGGAAGCCTTAATGGTATCCGCGTTAGCGTCGCGATTGGTGGTGATGTTGCCGGCGGCCGGGGCGCGCTGGGTGTAGACGAGGTTGGTGAACTGCCTCTTTAGGGAGGTTCCAACGACGGCTTCATGTGAGCGGAACTGGCCGGTCTGCTCGTAGACTGAGGTCATCACGTCCTGAACGTCGTTCTCAGAGAGGTTATCGATCGTGAGACCGGTACCAATGATGGACGTAGAAGGAGTGGTGAAGTTCGAGTCGATCGGGCGGATGACCTGACGATAGTTGCCAGCGGAGGCGTTCGAGGTCTGGATGCCGTACTTGGACTGAGCGTTGGTGCCAGCCGTAGCGAGGTCCGACTTGATCCACGACGTAAGGCAGCGAGTGCGATACGGGAGGGTGCCGTTGTCGATGGCGGGCAGAACGTCAGACGTGAAGGTAAGCTCCATCGAGCGCTTCAGGTCGAGGGTGGCCTTGGAAAGCTGTCGAGACAGCTCGTCCTTAACGCCCGCGATGTTCAGGATGTCCTGAGTCAGGTTGGACACGTGGACAGCGCGGCGGAACATGTGGATGTTATTTTCCACTTCCGTGCGGTAGCCAATCGTGTACTGCTTGAACTCAGAGGAGTCCTTGGGGTTAGTCGGATCGACATCAGCGCCGTCAAGGACGCCAAGTTCGATGGACGGGTCAGGGTTGCGATCGACCTGCCAGCGGAACGTGGTGTTTCCGGGCTTGGAACCACGCTTGGCCATCGAGGTGATGGGCGTGTCCTTCATGTCGACGTTGAGGATCAGGTCCGAGAGTTCTTCTCGGATACCGATGCGAGCACCCGGGAGGGGGCGCTGGTTCTGGAACTGGTTTTCGTAGAGGTTTGCCATGGTCTTGGGTTTTTAGACGAACTTGTTTTTGAACACGGCTGCTAGATCATCGATCGATCCTGACTTGCGATAGCGGTCCATGCTTGCGGCTCCTTCTACCGGGTCACCCTTTTGGGGGCGGACCGGAGCTGAGCTCGTAGTCGTGGGCTGCATCGGTACTCGTTCCTGAGGTTGCTTGGACCTAGCCTTCTGAGCTTGGTAGCTCGTAAGACCAGAAACCATGTGCGCCGCGTAGATTTCATAATCCGGGAACCTCTTGATCTCAGGGACTGCGTCGACAAAGGCTTTCACCTTAGCCGTCCGGTCATCCGTGGGGTCACTAAGCCATTTGAAATCGTTATTAGCGATCTTTTTGGCTTGGTTGTAGTTCTGGACATAGTCCATCTGCTGCGGCAGGTGTTCTTCGATTGCCAAGAGTGCCTTCACCTTTGATTTGGCTATGGACTCCTTGCTTATCGATTCACCGCTCTCTGGGTAGTATCCGTCCGGGTAACGTTCGCAGAATAGTCGAATCTTCCTCTGCCTCTCAAACTCGGCCTGTATATCGCCAGCACTTTCAAGTTGTCCATATGGGTTGTTGGACACAGGTGCGGCAACGGCCTTGGAGCGCTTGAGATCAGAGACCTCATCTTCCAGCTTCTTTGCACGTTCCTCGGCTTCGCGCCTCAGGGCCGTAAGCTTATCCAAACGCTTCTGCATCCCTTTGGTGGAGGATGTAGGCTGATTGGTCTGCCCTTCGGTCTCTTGGCTATCCGTGGTTGCCTCTGGCGTTTCCGCCTCGGGCGCTTCCGACGACTCCACGTCGGTGGTTTGTTGCGTCTGGCCGCCAGACAGCACCCGAGAGAAAAAATCTTCGGGCTTTTCTATCACGCGAGGCTCGGCTGGTCCCGCGTTTTGGTTCATGGGGGGATTAGGCTCGTTCCCAAGTTCGAGTTCAGCTTCAGGCTGTTGGTCGTTGTCCATGTAGGTCAGCGTTTAACGTCCGCAGAGACGAAAGGTAATGTGGCTCAAAGATTTGGTCCTACAAGGTTCATGATCCCTGTGGATTGCTTTGACCCGCATTCGTTCCAGAAGTGGCTACGTCTCGGCGCGTCTGAAGCTCTACGAGCATGTCATTGAACGCATCAAGGCGGCCGGCGCTATGCACCCGCTCCTCCCCGATGGTGCCGGATGCCATAACCTTCGACATTTCTATCTGAAGGTACACGTCGATCACAACAAGCACCGCCTTGAACACCTCGGTGACTTGTGGCGATTGGTTCTCAAACGCCCTCTGGATGGCGGCGTTTACTTCTTTTGGGTCTTTTGGTTGGCTCATGCGAGTTGTTGGTCAGGCGAGGCTTGCTGCGGAGCTGGAGCTGTTGGCTGGCCTTCCTCGGCGGCCTTTCCAAACTCTTTCTGGATCTGCTCGCTTGCGGGAGAGACTCCGACGCGTCCGATTTGCTTGTTCTTCTCTTGGTCGATGGAGAACTGCAGCTGCTTCGTGTAGTTTTCCAGAAGTATCTGGAAGATGCGATCGCCCTGCGCGGCCTGCTGGGCCTTCGGGTTCTTGCTCATGATTTCCTGAGCAAACTTCAGCTTGGAGCCGGCCTGCGGGTCGTTTTCCACGTACATAGCTTCGTTGCCGAGCATCATTAGGGCTATGTCGCTGGTCACATCCTTGTACAGCTTCTGTGAGGCGGTTGCCTTGTCGATGATCAGCTCGCGAGCTGCGTCCGGGCTGATTGACTCGATGACGAGCTTGACGAGCTTGTCGCGGTCTATGACTCCAGAGACATCGAGCGGCACGACAGTCTCGACGATAGACTTGAGCTTCTCGCGGACAAACTCCGGGTCGGCGTCGCGCACGTCGAATCGTACGTTCAAGTCGTACTGCGAATGAATATCGGACATTCCCTGCTTAAGCGGCGAGCCGGTAATCCTGACAATCTCCTCCTCTGGCATGTATTGCAGACACAGGGAGAACATCTGCGTGAAACACCTAGTCCAGAAGGTAAGCCAGTTATCGATCTGAAGCTGCTTCATCATCTGAATCTTTACCGGGTCAATGGGCTTCTCCCCGACTTGGAAGCCGAAGTAGTTGCCTAGGTTCTTTTCAACCTGCTCGATAATCTGGAAGGCGTACTCAGGCCGGCCGGCTGGCGGCTCGAGCCAAGTGTAGTCATCCTTATTGGTGACCGGCAGGACTTGGGCTGGAGCTATCCTGTTAAGGGCGCCAATTCGCTTTACCACCTTGACGGGCGGCAGCACTTCAAAGGCAGTTCGATCCCTGATGGCGTCATGCTGTGCTTTGACTTCGTCCTGTTCAGTCTTGGTTAGCTCCGGTATGCCGCGCGACTCAGTCACTTGACGCCTAGAGGTTTCCATCCTTAGCTCCACGAACGGATATTGATTGTGCGCAAAGTTCAGAAGCTCCTGCATGCCGTACATCTCAGAGCCAACCTGAGGGCAGAATACTGTGAAGTATATGGCCGGAACGTTATTCTTATCCAGCTGGCGATAATACGCCCACACTAGCTCGACCAAATTGTCACCGCGCTGGATGTTCGAGTTGAGCATCGTGGTAGTCGGGACAAGGTTGGGGTCATTGAAATAGTAATGGTTGCCCATCGTGCGGGATGCGGCCTCGATAAAGTCCTTCTTCCATCCGCCTATCTCACCCATAGACCTGAGCTCAACTTCTGTCACGTATTGCCTACGGAAGATCACGCGCGCCTTTTGCAGGTCGCTGGTTTCCGGCGGGAAGCAGACTTCATCAAACGGCTTAAGTGCGGTTACAGTAGGAAGGTTCTTGGCAATGAAGGGCTGCTCGATGGTAGACTCTCCGGTCTCCCTGAGCTCCTTGATTATCTTCCTAATCTGACTTTCGATAAGGTCGGGAAGGTAAACCATCATGAGCTGCGCTGCGTAGTCTTCTTTCTTCGGGTCGCTAATGGCGGCAACCATTGAGCTCATTCGGCCATCAGCGCCGGCCATCTGCTGAGCTTGAGCGGCTTCAGCAAGCTCTTGCATGGTTATCGGTTGGACGCGCTTGCCGGCTTCTCGCTCCCATCCGACCTGAACAATCGACCAGCCATAGTGCAGCATGTAGTCTGCCGTAAGCTCAGCCTCCTTGTGCAGCTCCAGCCTCATCTTGGTCTCTACCATCCAGCGCATCAGGTTAGTGGCCGACGCCGCAGACATAGTGTCATTGATCTCAGTTCCGCCGACCTTCAGGGTGCAGGCCTTAAATGAGTGCATGAGGAGAGCTTTCTGCTCCCTGATAAGCCTATCAACCAGCCTGACTCGAACGTCGGAAGCTCCCTCAAATGGGAATGCTGGGTCTCCGTCCGGGCGGGCGTAGCTGTGCTTCTTCCCGTCGTCAGTCTGGCCGGGCCAGCGAGCTAGCCTGATGTCGTCGGCATAGTTCATCTTGGACACCATGGTGCCGAAGAATGCCGAACGCTGGTATTCGTTCAGCAGGAATTGGATGTCCGGTACCCGCGCGTGGTACGCGAGCTGGTCACGCTGATTGCGATGGTCCTTGTATTTGATGTTTGCCATTGGTGTTCTTGGAAATGTGTTCGATCAGGTCGTCGCGGTAGAACATGAACTGTCCTCCCGTCGTCTTGTAGGTCCTGATGTCTCCCCGCCGGCGCATGCGCAGCAGGGTTGACTTGCTTATGTTAAAGAGCACCTGAGCTTCGGCTAGTCGAAGCAGCGGAGGTGTTCCTGCTGGTATAGATATCATGGGAATTAGTAAGACCCTCCTCCAATAGCCTTGTAGGTTAGGTCGTCGGTGAATCCGGGCTGCATCACGGCTAGGTACCTCAGGCAGTCGACTGGGTCTTTGCTTGCACCCTTCTCGCCGTCGAGGCCGGTCCATTCGCGCAGGCACCATATGGTGTTTATGCACTCCTCGGAAATGTAAAGCTTAGGCTGGTTGACTGAGCTGATGGGGCTGTTCTGATCATAGGAGAACCAGTCGTTGATAATATTAACCCCCTCCTCGAGCCTGAGGCCGGCGGCAGGAGTGAACCACATCGGCTCTGGGTCTTCTTCGAGCAGCTGTATCAAGGTTGTTCCGCCTTCCTTGTTGATGACTGTAGCGTTGCCGGCGCGTGGGTCGATGTAGCGCTCGAACACCTCCTCCCCCTCCTCTAGGGTCCGGATGTGCTGCTTGGTTTCGATGAGCCCCATCCCCGCCCCCTGCCTCTGAGCTGGCCCCGCTTTCCCGTCAGCCTTGTCTCCATTTAGGGCCCACTCTCCCATGCTTATGTCCGGCCATTCTCGGTAGACATACTTGTTGCCCTGCTTATCGACTCGCATCCAGAGCATGAACCAATTTCGAGCTCCAGCTGGATCAGCCACCATGTAATTGGTCCCTTCGGTTGGTATAAGCTTCTTGGGAATGATGTTGGGCTCTCCGAACCTAGGGAATTGGGAACCAGACAGCGACTCAGCCCAGCCGTACGCTCGTATTTTTACTTCGTACGGACCGCGCCCGCGCAACGCCAGCTTGATTTGGTCGAATGGAGAGTAGCCATTTAGTATTGAATGAAACCATATCACGCTCGCCGAGCCCTTAATGCAACTTGCTGTGTACGGCATGTGGCCGCGCGGTATGCTGGGAACGTTCTGGGTGTCAGGCAATAGGTCGGCCTTGAGGGTCTTTTTGAATCTGCAGCCGGAAACGTATTCCTTAACCACCGGAGTGTATCCGGTGATAGGAGTAAAGGTCAGGATCATTTTTCCAGAGCGCGTCACCAATCGATATCGCAACGTCTCAACCCAGTCCGGCGGCACAAGCTCATCGCACCATATCAGGTCGGGTTCGCCACCTTCGATGACCTTCTTCTCCTGCCCGTAGTTCATGAAGAATATCTGAGACCTGTTGGGCAGGACGAACGTAGCGTCGGTAAATCCGTTCTTCTGGGAATACTGGATGTTGGTTACCTTGGTCTTCTTGGCGTTCTTGTATTCCGGCGGCATGTACTTCCATATGACCGCCTGCTGCATCTGGATGGAAGTCTGTGAGGTCGTATGCAGGCACCACACCCTTGAGTTTGGCCGGCTGCACAGAAGCTGCATGACGCGCTTGGCTGCGTATTCCGTTTTTCCGGCGCGGTTGCCGCCCATTATCAGAAGCTCGTTGCCAGACATCAGGAGTCCGTCGGCGTCGTGCCAATGGTCCGGCTCGTAGCCATGCCTGTAAGGGTCTAGCTCCTCGGCCTTAATCTTTTCTTCGCGCCGCTTAAGCACATCGACTACCCCCTCTGGGCCAAGCTCGCGCGCTAGCTCAATCAAATCATCCTTTGATGGCGTATGTATTATCGGATGCCGCGTGACCATCAGCGGGTCGTCGCGCGTCCCGATATTGATCTGCTCGAAGCTCACGCGTTAGCCCTGCTTGCGAAGCCCCTTCTTCCTGCTCCAAGTATGTCTAAATTCACTCCGCCGGCAGTCGTGCCGAACCCAACCGAGATGGGACCTCCAATGATGTGCGGAAACTTTCCCGGAAACATCTCCGGTGACCCGTATCTGGCGCCCGCTAGGGCGCCCACGCCGCTTTTTTTCCTTAGAAGGTAATCCCTGTTCTGCTGTTTCATGCCAGCAGCTCCAGCTCCCACCTCGACTCGATCGCTCGTTTTTCTTCCGCCAGCCGCAATAATTCCGGCCGCTCCGGACTCCAGACTGACATAGCCCCCTTTTCTTGGGCCGCCGGCGTTAATTATTCCCTGAGCGCCCATTTCTAGGGTTACTCGGCGCTGATAAGCCTTGTCTGCTCCAAGTCCGTATTGAGCTGCCGTGTTAGCCTGAGCCCTTGAGTCCTCCTCGTATTTCTTCCGCATGAACGGAGAAAGCAGATCTAGGTTAGACTTGATGGCTCCCCGCACCCGGGCTTGCTCAGCTGGGCTTGGGACCTCGAGGAGATCGTCGTCTTCCTCGGATTGGGTCATTACTTACAGCCCTTGAAGGACTTCCAGCTCTTGCCGTTCGACGAGCCCTTGTCGGACTTATCGGACTTAGAGTAGCCCGGCTGCTTCTTCTCGTACGATTCGTATCGTGCCGATTCTGCGCGCTCAGAGCTGCTGTTGGTTTCCTTGTTACTATTATTTGGTTTCTTCATGGCGTCGTTTGATTGCTGAAAAAAGCTTGGCCGCGCTCAGGGGCCGTTGCGAGCAGATTAGCTTTCCGCCCTTCCGGTCAACCTCTACCTCGGCGCCCGGATAAAATAGCTTAGCGTTGGCGACAACGACGTTGTGGGATTTGCCGTCAATAAGGACAGACATCAGCCGCTGGTTCGGCCAGTTGGTCCGGGTGACGATGGCTATCTTAGGCCAGACATCCTGATCGGTAGTCGTAAGCTTAAACTTGGCGAGAACCTTGAGGTAGCCGCCGTCGGTGAATATGATTGGGCACATATGAGCCGGCTTGGCGCCCTGCGTCTCGCGGAACCAGTCTTCGCCTTCCTTGAGCTGAGAGCGCCGAAAGGCTATCATCTCATCTCGGGGCAAGCCATACCGGGCTATTATCTCCTTCTCAGTCTGGGTTGTGGGATGCATAGAGGGCGTCGACAAAGGCTTCATCGATCCAAGGAGCTGGGCAGATGCGGACTCCGACAAAAGGCTGGTGGTGGCGGCACTTGACGACTTGGCCGAAAACGACCTGTGCGTCGTCGTGCCAGAATCCTTCGCGCGTCAGGATATCGCAGATGGTCTTGGGCAGGTTGTCCCAGTCCGGTTTGACCGCATGTGGCAGGCTCTTGGCCTTATCGCCCTTGTTCAAGGGGAAGGCAAAGGTGAGCCTGAGCCACAGGGGGCCTTCGATGGGCTTGTCTGGCTTGTGCCGGCGAATCTGCATAGCGAACAGCTCGCCCCAATTCTTGATCTTCGACTTGGACGTCTTGCCGATGAATTGCCGGCCATCCTTCGTCTTCAAGATTCGGAGGTCAGCTTGGTGGGTTGTCCTGATTGGCTCGATGTGAGCAATGAAGTCGATCCTAAGCGGGTCGCGGCTCACAAGCTCATTTGACATGGGCAGATTTATCGTAACACTCCCGAAGCATGTCAAACGATAATGAGCGTCTGGATACGAACCCGAGCTCTGACCATAATGCTAGCCGCATAACTACGGAGCGCAAGAACGCCGTGATGGAGCTGCTTCGCGCCGGGCGCGGCATCGACGAGATTGCCAAAGACCAGCGTATGTCTCCAAACAACGTCATGGCCATCAAACGGCAGATGCCGGAGGTCACCGGCCTGAACGATGAGTTCAAGACCGCGACTGTCCGCAACCTCAAGAGCTTCGTCCAACAGGCCAGCCAGAAGCTGGTCGACGAGATTGACAGCTTGCACGTCTCCCAGATCCCAATCGCCATGGGTATCGCCATAGACAAGATTCTGACCCTCCAAGACCAGCCACAGGCAGTCGTGGAACACAGATTTTCCATAGACCATGCTTCGCTCGACAGACTGCTTAAATCTCGCGGCGCCGAGCTAGCTAGGGCTAAGGAGGTCGTCATAGATGCCCAAGTCGTGGTAGACCGGCCGGTGGAAACTGAGAAATACCTGAAGTGGGCTAAGGACCCTAGGGGGATTTTTTTGAATTCAGCCGATACCCCTACTGACCCGTCAGCCCCAGCGCCAGCGGCCGACGATCGACCCCCCCCGCCCCCTTCAGCGTAGCCGGTCAGCTCAGCTAGCAGCCGGATTCGCACAACGGGGATTATGTCTAGTCCATGTCAGGTGCTGATCTTGCACCAAATGCACGTCTAACCAGCGCGGCCGCAGATAGGGGGCTTGACACAGGTGCTTCTTTAGGGGACTACCATCCGAGGGTCACGCGTCGATTATATCCCTGTCCTAGGTCAATCAGGGTCACGGAATGACCAACCGGTAGTCTGGGTCAGGTCGAGCTGTCCAATGAGCTCCTGAGGCAGCCCAGATGGGTAAATCGATGTAATGGGATGATGACCATATCCTCCATGGCATTGGGATCATCTGGTCTGTCAGTCCGGCCGGCAAAGGTTAGCTGGGGGTATGGCTCGCAAGCTCGCACATACCTGACAGCGTCGGACGTGGCACAATGGACGGCTATGAAGGCTGGCCGATTGGTCGTATCCGATAGCTCGAGCAAGTAATCCCACTTGTGCTTGGATAGCCAGAAATCCTCGCGGTGGAGTGACCGGCATTTGATCTCCAGATAGGCATGCGCGAATAGCTTATCGTCCGCATGGGAATGCCTGCACAGGGCGTAGTCATGGATGGCCAATTGGCCGGATGGCACAGGGATGCAATTCCACCTGATGGATAGGAAATCAGCTACCGCGCGCTCACGCTGCCGGTCTTCGTTGGTCTCGTAGATTGGGATGGACATGTGGTACGATTAGATCTGGATTGAGGCGCCATGAGACGCAAACCTAAAACCAAAAAGATAAAGCCACGCGTAAGCACAAGCCCAGCTGATAAGCTAGGACCTGATGTGAAGCCAAAGAACCGCACTTGGTTCGATGATGTGATAGATGATAACGATGACCTAAGCGGCTGCATATTGCTCGAGCCGCGCGAGCAGCTTGACGAAGCTATCGTTGGTTGGGATCCAGATGGTAAGCACGTATACTACAGCTATGAGAAGCTGATTGCATGCTACTATGAGGCCTTCGATGATGAGGCCGATGAATGCGAGCGCATGACACAGGCCACCGAATGGGTGGACTATAATATTGTGCGCGGCGTGGTCTACATGGGCGATAGGCAGCCTGTGTTGATCCGCACCGGCGAGCGCATGTGATTTGACTGGGCCCTTAGCTCAATGGTTAGAGCAGTCCCCTCATAAGGGATTGGTTGCCGGTTCAAATCCGGCAGGGCCCACCAAATAATAGGTCAACTAGCTTGACATGAGCTAGGGGATGGGTCAAAACGTTTGCCTCACCCAATCACACACATGAGAACCGCAGCAGAACTTAAGGTACGCGACGCATTGTTCGCTATCATCCACGAACACACAGCCAAGGTCGTCAAGGCCGAGACCGGGGGCACCATCGACCCGGACGCAAGCGTTGCGGCCAACATCCGGCGCAAGGAGCGCGCGATCAGCTTCAACACGACCCTCATCAATGAGGTCTACGCTATGCTCGAGAAGCTTGAGCTTCGTAACCGCTAATCTCCCACACACACATGACCACAAACCTCAGACCAGAAAAGTACGAATACACGGCCCAGCTCGACCACGTCGATATTGGCAGCCGCATCAGCCCGCGCAAATACGAGTACGTCGTAGCTTGCTTGCGTGGCCCTAAGTTCCTCGAGCGCAAGCTTGCTCAGCTTAAGGTTGAGATCGCCAACATCGAGGCCAAGAAGGCCCTCATCACCGAGGGCCATAAGGATTGGATGTGGCTCAGCAGCTGGCTTCGTAATGCCAAGGACTCGTATGAGCGCCATCAGAACGATGGCCCATATTGGATGATCGCTGGATTCTGCGGCAACATGAACCTTGCTATGAAGCTGCGCGACAAGGAGGCCCGGGTCGTCAATGGCGTGTCGTGGGATGATGTGCGCATCGTTCCTCTCAATGTTCGCGTGATCAAATCCCGCACCAAATGAGCGACGACACCAAACGACGCGAGTTGTTCGCAGCATTCCGCGCGCTTAGCTCTGGCACCCCAAAGGTTGTCATTGACGGCGTTGAGTATGGCCCTGATGCCATGCCTATGATTCTCGATTGGATTGAGGATATGACCACTCGCTAATTTCCACCCACACATACATGGACCCAAACAACACCAACATCTCGCCTCTCATCCGGGAGCGCGAGTTCGCAGACAACGCCAAGATCACGATTCGTGAGGTCAACGTCATTCCGACGGCTGACTATCGCATTCATGATGGCATCAACCAGAGCCTGATCAAAAAGATTCTCGAGCACGGCTGCAACGCCGGGCACAAGATCTACAGCGAGCAGGACATGACCGACGATATCATCCTTGGCCGCTATTACCATTCGGTATGCGCGGGTGAGGAGCTTAGTGATATCTATCAGCTCATGCCTAAGCTCGATAGGCGCACGACTGAAGGCAAGAACCTCTATAAGATGTTCACGCTTGAGGCCGAGGCCAAGGGCAAGCTTCTCATCGCTGAGGACATCGCAGCCAAGGCTAACGCCCTTGCTATTGATGGCTTCAGGCTGATGCGAGCGCTTAATCCGGCCGGCGGATCTAAGCCTATCTTCGAGCTTAGTCTTGTGGCCACGATTGACCTCGAGCATGGCGATACGCATATCCCGAACATTTCTATCAAGGGTCAGCTCGATTACGTCGAGGTGCTCAACTCTGGTAAGGTATTCGTGGGCGACTACAAGACCGCGCCTCAATGCACATTCGAAGCGGTCAAGCGCAAGTGCCGCGACAGTAACTGGGGCCTTCAGGCTTACGTCTATTCGCTGCTTGCTAGTGCTCACTTCAAGATGCCGGTTGAATGCTCGTACGTCGTGAGTGCTAAGGACACGATGAATACGCGCGCGTTCGATATCAGCCAGCAGACGCTCGACTATGGTAAGCGCGACCTGATCGCCGGCCTGTACCGCATCCACACCCAACGTGACCTTGGTCTCTCTGATGAGAAGTACCTCTGGCGCTCGAGCCTGTAATGGAACTCACACCACATGATGGCGTCGGCAACAGGTACGTAATGGTCCTGTCCGCGCCGCAGGGCGGTCTCGCCCAGATGGTACGCAACCCAGATGGCAACTGGGTTCCTTACGCGGACTACGCTATCCTTCAAGAGGAGCTTGAGAAGTTCCGCGCGCTCGCATGCGCTACTCCATTCAAGCC